GATCGCTGTTTGCCAAGAAGTAGAACGGCACCGGAAAAACGGTTGTGGTGCCGTTGCCGGAATAACTAACTCGAGCGGTTGTCGATGAAACGGTCATGGTTCAATCCTCATTGCACAGCTTCTGAAGGCGCGAGCAAGAACTCTTGCCCTTGCTCCCGCTCCACCTGACGCTCCATGCGTCTCAAGTAGCCGGGGTTCAATGCCTCTTGGATCTGGTACAGCACAAGGTAGTCGAGGACTATACGGCTGTAGAACAGATTCATAAATGGGGTGTTTGCGATCAGGATGCGGAAGGCCGATGCGGCCACATCGTCCCCGCGCATGGCCCGCTGGCGCAGCTCGTCAAGATCGCCGATGACGCCGAATGTCGGGCCAGCTAAGGTGTCGATGATGTTGCGCCCGTAGCGGTTTGACTGGCCGAGCAGGAAGTCACCATAGATGCCGAGCGCGCCACCCTGCAGCATGGCGGCAAGCCAAGTCTGCGGGTTCTCGGGATCTCGCGGGGTCTTGCCCTTGAGCAGATCCTTCGCCGACATGGCGATATAGCCGAACGCCGTCATCATCAGAATCATCTGAGCGAGGCCAAGCATGTCGCCCTTGCCATACTTGAGGTATTCCGACAGCGAGCCGTAGCCGCGACCGTAGATCTCGCGACCAAACACCTGCCGGGTGAGCGCGGTCGGGAACCCCTTGAACTGCGCAATAAACCGAGCGGCCTCGCCCCAGAAAGTTCCCGGTCGCAAGCCGCGCACCCAGAAGTAGCGCGACCGAATGTCTGGCTCGATCACGGCGGTCATGGCTTGATCGATGATGAAGTTGCGCAATCTGTCGGCCAAGTCACGGCGAGCCGTGGCGGCTGCAGCATCCGTTGGCTCTCGACCGATCTTGCTCAGATAGTTGCGAAACACCTCGATGTCGAGCTGGTTGATTTGCTCGGGGACGACATAGGTGCGCTTGTCGGCGGCATCGATAACGCCCTGCCGGATAACGTCCCACTCTGGGGCTGTGATGCCGTACTGGTCGAAGAGGCGCTTGGCATTGGCGTCAAGACCGTCGAACGAGGTATCGCGGAGAGAGCCGAGCCAGTTCGCGGTGCCGAGCTCCATGCTCTCGCGCAGGGTGTCCGTCCACCATTGCAGACCGTTAAGCCGGAAGAAGAGCCGCATCAGATCGGCAGACCCTGCAGACATCAGGTCATCTGAATCGAATCGAGTCGCCACGCTGCCAACCAGATTGTCGGCCACGGTGTCGATCATCCCGAGGATGCGTTTGCGCTCGCCCTTGGCTCGGCCCTGCAAGAGCCCGCCGATACCCTCAGCGATACCAGAGAACAGGCCGCCGCGGCCCTGATACTTGATCTGGCTTGCGTATACGGGCAGGTCGGTGACAGCCGAAATGACCGCGCCGCCGAGCTTTGCCATCGCTTGAACCACGCGCACATTGGAGCCGACACGGGCGGCCATCGCCTTGCCCGGCACGTTGGCCGTACCGTCAAGCATCGAGAGCAAGCCCTCTGCCGTGTCGCGGGTGTCGGCAAACTCGCCACGCAATTCCGGCGTGCGCACAAGGCCAGCTTCGACCTCGGCCATCACCGCCTTGAGCGTATAGCCGGGGTTCGGGCCAAGCACGCGCATCAAGCCGGCTTGCTGTGCTGCGCGACTAAGGTCGCCGAGGATTGCCTCGTTGAGCTTGCCGACGCCGAACTCCGTCAAGTAATCGAACTCGGCATCTGCATCCTTAAAGTAAATGACGCGAGACTGGGAGGCTCGGCGGGCAAGTGAACCCGGTGCCGTGTAGGCAGCAGCTTCATCGTCGACCGCAGACAAGTGACGCCCAGCGGCAAGATCGGCATAAACGAAATCGAGGAACTCTTCGAGGTTCTGCCCCGGCTTGAGCGACCGCTCGACGTCGATGCGCTGGCGTACAAAGTCTTTCCATTCTTTATCGCCTGCCGCGCGGATCTTCATAAAGTCATGCTGTTGCCGGGTGATGTATCCCGTCAGGTCGCGAATCCACGCGCCGAATCTGTTGCGCGTATTGCGCGAGTCCTCGCGGTACTTGTAGACGATCTTGGCAATCTTGATCGCAGTCGGGTCGAGCCCCTCAAGGCGAGGCTCATCGCGACCCATCTGGTACAGGGCGCGGGCAACATCGCGTGAGTAGGCATCGCTCGCGAATCCCTCGACGAGCCCTTCCTTCTCCATCTCGGCGAGCATGCCCTTCGTCCAGCGGGTGAAGTAGGTTCGTTGCCAATGGAACGCCGAGTCTTTGGAGCCGAACCGGGCGAATGACGAACCGCCAAGCAAGGACAGCAGCCCCTCTGACGGGTTGTCGGCGAATTGGGTGAGGATGCGACCGACGGCCTTGGTGCGTGCCGCGAGACTGAGCGCGGCATTGCGGGCGGCGATCGTGGCATCGAGCTTGATGTTGTTAGCGAGCGAGTTGGCTGCGCGGGTAGCGTCGCCTTCGAGTGAGTCAATCTTGTCTGCTGCCGTGAATTGCTCCTGCGCTTTTCGGAGCGTTGAGCGAACGCGGGTGTTCTCATCCTTCAGCCGCGCCAGCAACGTGTCGATCTCCATTGCCGTGAGCTGGCCCTTCGATGCCATCTGCATCGCGCTTCTTGCGGCATCGTCATTGCCGACGCGATCGGCAGCAGCGCGGATAGCCTGCGCATACATCTCTGCGCGGGCGATCGCCTCATCGAACGGGCGCATCTGATCCTTGGTATCGCCGGCATTGTAGACAGCGCCTTCCTCAAAGACGGCTTTCTGGCGCATAGCCTCGGCGGCATCAAGATCGCGAAGGGGCAAGAATGCTTCGCTGGTTTCCGGCGAGATTCTGGCCCTGCGATCTTTCGGAATGATGCGGCCACCGCGCGCTTGCGCGGCGCCGACGGAGCCTGCGCGCCCACTCTCATCGATGAAAATAGTATCGAGCGCCACGTTGCGCATCGCCTGCGCCGACGCATAGTCACGAGTCACGGCAAAGATGAATGACGAATCGCTCGACAGCGCAAGTTTTCGCAGAGCAAACATCGCGCGAGCCCGCTCTTTTCGCGTGTTGCCGTAAGACATGATTTTGTCTTGCGGGACTTCGACGATGTTCTGGACGACATACCGGATATTCGTAGCAATCAGCACCGTAGACTTATTGTCGAACTTTAGCTCTCGCGCAAGGCTGGCAAGGTTTTCGGAGTTCCGAATTGGCATGGCCGCCATTTTCTTAAGGCGCAACAAACTCGGCTGACCAAAATCTTTTTTGATCGTTTCGGACGCTCCGTTTGCCTTGATTACGGAGTACTCATTGGTATCGATAATTACATGGTCGCGGAATTCCATCCCGCGCCTTTTGAAAAACTTGGCGACGCTTGTGGTGAACTCGATGTCAACCGAGCTTGGTCTGGCGACCTCGCTTGGATGATTATGCAAAAGATAAACGCCGCGCGCGCCGATTCCGTATGCGCGATCGATGAGCTCGTTAAGGAAGTCTGTGGCCTCCGGCCCAATCCAGCCAGCCGCCGACGCAGGAAGCCGAGAGGTCGCGCCAGCCTGACCGACGATATTGCCTTCGTCATCCGTAAAGACGTAGCGCAGCGTCTCAAACCGCGGATCGCGGTAGACCTGCGCAAGCGTGGCAAAGTCTTCGGTCGAGCTTACTTTTTGCCCGACAAGCGAGACTCTCTGTCTTGCAGCGAAATCACGCGACAAGGAGAGTGCAAGTAAGTCGGAGGAGGATCGTAGATCATCCACCGCTTTGACTGCGGCGCGTTGGGCTGCGACAGCTCGCGGGCCGCTTTGAGTCGGAACTGGCCCGAAATCGAGATACAGTTGGAGCTGTTCATTTACTGTGAACGCTGCAGAGTTAGAAACTCGCTGACCAGCTCGTCCTGCTCGTCCTGCGCGTTGCTCGGCCTGTAGCTCTTCGTCAACTGCTCGAGTGACTCCGTCGATCCTGTCTCTGGAGACTCCTCGTCCTTCGGCGAGCTTTGCCGCTGCGTTGGCATAGTCTGGGGCTGCATCGTCTGCATATCCGGCTTCGACTGCTTCATCTGCTGCACCCGCTGCATCGTATAACCTCTTCTCAGGATACCAGAGCAAGGCTTGCATGTCAGCCATTGTTAACTCTGGGTTATCTTTTTGGAGCTGCTCTAGGGCAGCGCCGAACACCTTGCGAAGGTTGGCGCGCTCAGGTGGGCCAGACGGAGCTTCTTTCTGCCCGTCAATATACTTTGCGAGCGCATTGCCAGTTTTGCGAATCTCATCACCTAGGCCGATTCGGACTTTGTTTTTCTTCAACGAGCCAACAATCGAGCTCAATGCTTCTTCAGAAAACCCTGCCCCAATTTTATTAACAGCCGTTCTGTTTGCCTTTTTGGTACTGGCCTTGGCAATGGCGAACGCAATCTCGTCCGGCCGAGCCAGAGCGATCTTCCTGCCAATGATGCCTTCAAGTTGTTTGCGCTCATCTTTACCTAGCAATCGGATAAGCGAGACAAGTGACTTTCTCTTGGCCGCGACCTGCGTCGGGTTTTCCTCAATCAGCGTCCCAGTCCAGCGCCCCCAAGTACGCATGAGCCAGCGGTCGATCGTGAGCTGCTCGAAGTTGCCGTACAAGTTTGAGAAAAATCCGTTGCCGATCTTCGGGCCGAGAATGGCCGAGCCGTAGACCTGCGTCGAAAGGTTCTCTCCGCCAACCTCAAGGCCCGAGAACGCCTCGATTTTCTTGACCGTGTCCTTCGATCGCATGAAATTCTCAAGCGCATCGAATCCGTGCTGCTTGAGCATCACGTTGTAGAGCTCTAGCGAGTTATTGATGGCGCTAGAGGCCGTGCCAATGCCAATGTCGTTTGGCATGCGGCCGGTCTTTTTCCAAGCCTCGTATGCCCTCATCGCAAGATCGAAGTTCTTGTCGACCTTCAGCCCGTTCGATGTAACGGCAAGCGCCCAAGTGAATGCGAACCGATCCTCTCGGCTCTTCATAATCTCGGGGTGAATCAGCGAGATGATGCGCAGCGCCTTGGTGACCTTCTCGTTGTACCAGCCGACCGCATTGGCGTTATCGCGCAGGGCGACCCGAGCCTCGCGCACAGCCATACGGATTAGGTATCGCTCAACGGCAGGCGTCATCTCCGTGAGATCGACCGCGGCGTCCGTAGCCGCGGCATTAACCGCGTCTTGGATTTCCTTCTTGAATGTTCGGTTATTCGGGAACGTCTTGCCGCGGGCACGCTCAAAGGCTGCTTCGACGTTGGCGATATTGTCGACCGTTACCGGCACATCGCCAAACTGCTGCGGCTCTTCCTGCACCATCAGGCTGCGACGGAACTCGCCTTCGGCATTCACCGCATTGGCGGCCTCATCGGCGGCAGCGCGGGCATCGGCAAGTGCGGCATCGGCGGCATCTAGCATCGGCACCCGGCGCGGATCTGGCGTCTCTGCGGCAGCCTCAAAGTCCACCAGCGCGGCCTGATCTGGGCGCGAGTTCTCGATGGCCGCGTTGCGGGCAGACTGCAGCGGGAAGTCCTCGCCGCCGCGGGCGATTGACGGGTCAAGGCCGACGATGGCCTCGACGCTAATATCTCGGGCATCCATCGCTTGAGCCACACCAGTCTGCAGCGCAGCGCGGCGGGTTTCTGGGTTCAGAGAGTCGACGATATTGACCGCGGCATTTTGCGCATTGAGGCGCTCTGCAAAGGCTTCGTACTCGCGCAGCGTCTCAGGGTCGATCTCGCGGGCAACATCGAACTCGGCGCGGGCCTCATCGTCCATCGCTCGCAGCCGATCGGCGATCTGCGCCACAGACATGCTCCGGCTGAAGCCTTCGGCCTCCATGAGCGTGATGTAGTCGCGGCCTCCAATGAACTTGGAGAGCTTGTCGCGCACCGTGCCTTGCCACACTCGATTGCCGGCAATGTCCTCGGCGAGCGCATCGAATATCTCGGAATCGCTAATCTGGTTGTAGTCCGTCTTTTCTAGGAAATATCCCGCATCGAAAAGCCGCTCGCGCACGGAGTCCATGCCGGCGATTTGCCGATTCTCTGGCGTGTCCTTGCGAACCAAGCCGGGCGCAGTCTTGTTGGTGACGTCTCTAGCCGAGAGCTCGCCGCCTTGATCGACAATTCCACCGGCTCGGCGCACGAACTCAGTAATCGATACCGCTTTTTCGCCCGTAGCCAGAGACACTTGCTTGGTGTTGTTCGGGTCGAGGTCAAGGATGCTGTTGAGCTCTTTCAGAATCCGTTGCGCAGACTCGGTGTAGGCGTCGACAGGCTGCACAGTAGACGGCTCGAACCGCTTGGACGTCTCCACCTTGACCGGCGGCGGCACGCTCGGCGCGCTCGGCAGCTCGGTGCGAGACTCAGCGAGAGCCTGCTGCACGGCAGCCTCGACATCGGTGCGCGGAGGCAGCGCCTCAAGCCCTCTGAGGCGACGCACGGCCTCGTACCCAGCGCCGCCCACGGCATGAAGGCCACCGCCCAGAATGCCTCCAAATGCGATATTGAGAAGGGAGTCAGCGCCGTCATAGTCGGCCTGCTCTGCCTGAGCTACGCCGAGAATAAGCGGCTCGACAAGTGCGGCACCGGCAGCGCCCTCGACGAAGCCGACGCCGGCACGCACTCCGGTGCGGCCAAGTAAGCCAGTCTGCGCTCTGAGCATGGCCGCATACCGCGCCTGACTTACCACCGGCACGAATGCCGTGGCAATGTTTAGCGGGTCAAAGAGCGAGTATCCGAGACTGGCTGCGACTTTGGCTGCGCCGCGACTAAAGCCGCCGGGACTTCTGGAGTAGAGATCAGCGCGACGATTCTCGATCTGCTTGCGGCGAATAAGGATGTCGAGCGCCTCTTGGCTGATACCTTGATCCGGCACGGTGAGCTGGTCGCGCAGCCCGGCGTTGCCGAGCTGAGCACGCGCGCTTTCTGCCGACAGGATGTTTTTGCTGCGACGGGCCTCATCAAGCTCCAGCCCGCGAACTATGGATTGCGTCGGGCTGAACTCAAATGCCTCGCGACCAACCTCGATGAGCTCCTCGCCCAGCGTTGGCTCGCGCACTTCAACTTGGCGCTCGTAGGGCCGGCGGATCGACAGCAGTCCGTCAAAGCTCATGCGATATCACCTATTGGCCGAGCGTGGCACGCGAGAGTTCTCGCATTTGTGGGCGCATCGTCTCTTCCCTTGTCGCGCTAAGGTTTCGCAGCTCTTCCCATGTGTAAACCACCGGGTTTCCGGCCTTGTCTAAAACAGGTTCACGGTCGTACATCAGCGCCACCCGATCATCGCTCGGCAGCGTCTGCCAGTACGCATCGCGGATTCTGCTGTACCCGAGATCCTTTACCGCTCTGTTTTTCGCAATGGTCAGCCCGCTGCGCAGAACGCGATTCGGCATCGCATTCTGGCGCGGCACTCGTACCATGCTGTCCTCAACCTCGGAAAGCACATACCGCTCGCCGACGACCTCGGAATACGCTAGATCAGCCGCGTCGTTCACGCTCTTACCGGCGCGCGCGTAATCGACCGCCAGCCGATAGGCTGAATCTTCAAGCATTGCAATCATCGCGGCATCGCCTTGCTGGCCTTGGAACGATGCGAATATGTCGCTCATCACATCGTTCACCTTGTCGCGCACATCCTTCGGAGCCTTGTCGGAAGGCAGCAGCGCGCCGAGCTCTTTCTCGGAAAGCGCAGACAATTCAATCAATCGATCGGCTGGCTTCTCGCGCATGCCAGCGCCAATCACCGCAGCCGAGCCCGGCAGATCTTTCGCAACTTGGGCAAACACATTCGGCCAGTATTTGCCCCACTTCTGGCGCTCGGCAAGAATCACCGCAGAACCGACGATTGCCTTGTCGTCGCCCGACCTGCCGTAAACGCGAGCCACAAGATCGTCAGCGACATTCTTGGGCAGGATCGCCGGGTTTTGGATGCCAATGCTTTTTGCTTCAGTCACGGCCAGCCGAGCGTAATTCTGCGCGGCAGCAGTCGATGCTTCTGGCGTCTGCGCCTCGCCGATTGACGTATAAGCTGCACGCAAGGATGGCGAATTCTGGATTAGGAACGCACCGGGATCTTCTTCCTGCTGCTTGACGATGTTCGTGTAGTTTTTCAGCGCGAACTCGTAACGCTTGACTGCATCGGCAGCGCCCTTCTCGGTCTTTGGCTTTAAGCCTTCGATCTTGGTAAGCGCCTCTTGCCGGTTCATGTTGGCAAGCGAGCTCATCATCGGAGCGAGCTTGAACGCTTCCGAATAACTGTCGTAGTCCTCGCCCATACCAGCCGCAACGAATCGCGACCGCGGAATCGGGTTCTGCGGCACAACGCCCACGCTCATCAGCGCAGTCTGGTTCGCGACATCATCGCGCAGCACATCGCGCATCTCTGCGCGCCGACGCTCCTGCTCGCGGCGGATCTGCTCGATCTCGGCTTCCGTCTGCACGGTCAGTCGAGTGCGATCGTCCTGATCGAGGTCGTTGATAAACGCGAGAGGCGACTTGCCGGGTTCCGCTTCCAGCGCCTTTTGCATAGCAGCCGGATTGGCGCGCATCGATGAAAGCGCAGCGTCCAGAGCAAGATTGCTTCTCGCCTTCGACCACGCTCGCTCGCGCTTGTCCGGCGGCAAGATCGCAAACTGCAGGCCGACATCGTTTTTGACGGACTCGTAATCTTCCGGCTTTGCTGCAACCAAAAGGCGACCAGATTCGTATGATTGCTCTGCCTTGTTGATATCGCGGTCAACCTTGGCGTTCGCTTGCCATCGCAGCGAACTCTCTTGGACGTTAAGGCCGAACTGGTCGGCTTGACCTCGCAGCCATGCGCGGGCGCGGTCAGACTTGGCCTGATTTACCTCATCGTCTGCAATCTCGCGATAAGCCTCTGCAGCGCGATTGGTGTAGTCGTCGAGTTCGTCTTTCTCTATGGCTTGCTGCTCAAGCTCTCTGGACTTGTCTAGCCAGCGCGACTTGATGCGAATAGCGCGTGATGATGCGTCGATTGCAGCCTCATCCTCGCGCCGCCTTTCAATTTCGCGATTGCGTTCGCCGACCAACTGGCCGACAGCGACCGCACCCCGAGCAACCGCCTCTGCCGTCTCCGCAGCCTGAGCGCCAACAGCCGCAAGCCCGCGCGTGCTAGGTGTAGCGATCCGCGGGACGACTTGCTGTCTGTAGAACTCAAGCCTTGCCATATATCACCTCGGGCCAATACGCCGCGGGGAAACCGTGGTCATTGTCGATGGGGCGCGCTTTGGCGTAGCCGCAGCCGGCGTCGTCGTTCGCGCTCTTGGCGCAGGGAGCGTGCCGCCCGCGCCGGTGTAACCGCCGAGTGCCGCAGATCCAGCCTGCAAAATGCCTTGCGTCCACGATGGCCGCGCAGCGCGAGTGATGCGCGCCTCGGTCAGCAAGCTCTGCGCTTGCGTCTCGCCTTGATATGCCAGAGACAACGCATCGAGCTCCGCCGCGGTCGCGGCTTGCTTGTAGACATCGCCGAAGGATACGGACTCCAAAAGCCCAGATTGTGCGCCAGCCGCTCGCAGTTCGCCGAATTGGCGACGAGTCTCACGACCGAGCGCCTCTGCCTCAAGTCCAGCCTGACGCCGAGCCACGCCGGCCTCAACCTCAAGTTGCCGCGCTTGCGCGGCTCCGACCTGACGCTGCTGCCCGGTCGACATCAGAGACGATGTCGCAGATGCTGCCGCCGCTAGTGCCGCAATTGTGACTGGATCTGCCATTACCGAATCCTCGCGTACATCGCCATATCGTTTCCGTCTTGGCCGAATGCCCGCATCAATCCTTCAAACTCAAACCCCAGCATTCTCGCCCATCTGTGGCCGGGCTCAAAGGCCGGATATACATACGCCTCGACGCGCCGAATCTCGCAGCGATCGAGGAACTTCAACACCTCGCGGTGCAGCGGCCTCATGCTCTTACCTGCGTCCCACGACAAAAGCGCCCATGCCGACGCTCTGCCTGTCCACAGGTTCACCACACCAGCGCAGCAGATGATCTTTCCATCCCTGCGCACCGTATAGCACGGCCCTGCCTCCACCAGCTCCTGCCCATATCCCGGTCGACCGACGAAGGCTGAGAGGTATTCCTGCGAGGGCTGCAGCCTCAGTTCATCGAGGTGCGCCGGGCGGAACTTCACGACCTCGATCACCCCGCCGTCTCCAGCTCGGGATACAGCGCCACCACGTTCAGCGGCAGCGGCTGATCCGCTACCACCCAGATTCTTCCGTCCGTCTCGTAGCCACCGGGGAACGGAAGAACATCGGTGTCACCCGTCACAGGCGGCGGCACCTCGTCCATCAAATCCGATCCGGTGCGGTAAATGATGTAGTCCAGATTTGTTGCGCTTGGCCCGATCTTGCCGCCGAGGCTGTTGTACAGCCGCAAGGCGAGCTTGTGGATGCGCTTGGTCTTGGCCTGTGCCGTGCCTATGGAGGCTCCTGCCTCGATTCTCTGCGTGGCTAGGGTCGAGGTATAGGGCAAGCCTACAACCGCCCGAGAAGCCGCCACAGGCAGCGTCACCTTGCCGTCCGTAACCAGCAGGCCCGTTACCTCAGCACCGTCTGCGAGCGCAGATACTGTTTCGCCTTCGAGGTGGTGCAGCCCGCGCAGCAAGGTCGCGGTCATGCGCCAAGTATTAAACAGCACATCGTTGTCAGGAAAGGCAGCAATGATCGTGACAAAAATCTGTTCTTCGTCAGAGTAACTGGTGATGAGCGCGCGCGAGCTGCGCCATTGGCCGAATGCCTCGTCGTAATACCGATGCACAATCTCGCGCCCGACATCGCTTGCCACGAACACCGGATCGTTAATCACGATGTCGAAGCCGTCCTCAGTCTCAATGATCTCATTGTTCTCGGTAGCCAGCTCCAGCGAAGATATTACCGTGGCCGTGACGTTGGTGCTGCCAACCGTATCGTAGCCTGCGCCGAGAAACAGATCCGCTGGCTCCAATGGGTTGTATTCCAAAGAATCGTCAAGATACACCGCGCCTTGAATGTCCTCGCCCTCTTCGAGCGCCTGCGCGAAATACTCTACCGTGCGGCGGGTGAACTCGACGTCGGCCTCGGTCACAAGCCGGTCGTCGCCCTCTGTGATGAGATCGTCGCCCGCCTCAGTCGCCAGCTCATACGCCACATCGCCCTCGACCGTGCGCGACACCACAAGCCAAACGTCATCGACGTCGCCAGCCGGGCCCGGGATAACCTGCACCGCCTCTACCTTGACGTTGCGGCCACCGATCGGGTGCTGGTGCCAGCCATAGATATTCTGCTCGCGGTCGTAGGTCAGGCCGATAAGACGACCATCGCCAAGTACGCACCAGATGATGTCGTCCGGCTCTTTCTGGAACTCGATGTCGATAATTCCCGACTTGGTGATCTCGGGATAGAGCGCGTTCATGTCGCGGGGAACCCACGCATCCGCTTGGATGTCAAAGCGCAGCTCGATGATCCGTCGACCGCCGACTCGGGCAAACAGTACAGCGTCCTCGACAAGGATCGGCTCAAGCTCCATCGAGCCCTCTGCCGACTGCAGGTCAAACTTGACGTTCTCCGGCCCGAGCGCCGCAGTCGTAATGTTCTCGCGGATCGCAATCTCAGCGCCCGCAGTACCAACGATCAGCGCGTTGCCGGGGCGCATCCAGCGCACCTTGTCGACGTTGCCGACCGCGAGCGTCAGATTGATTGCATTGTCAGCAAGGATCTCGCCCATCGTGTCGACCGCTTGCGAGCTGTAGTCGCCGGCCACCGATGCGTACACATTCTGACCGCCAGCCCACCACAGGCGATCGCGCCAGAAAGTGACCTTGTACGGGAACGAAGCACCCATGCCCGTACCCCACGCGCCCACGCGATAGGCGCAAGGCGTCGACGACAGCAGTTCGGTCGGCGCAACACCCGGCCCGATAACGTCTGCCGTGACCACCGTTCCGCTCGTCACCGCCGTGATCTTGAGAATCACATAGCCGGGGTGCAGGAACTTCCAGAGAACGCCAGCGGTACCGTCATAGTCCTCGCCCTCTTCGTGAATCGGGCGCACCGCGCCGGTCGTTGCCGAGTTGACCGCTTCGTAAAACTTGCCCGCGCTCTTGCGGATATTGCCGGCGGTGGTTGCCTTGCCGGTTTCCCATTGTGTTGTCGTGATGTTGATCGGCTGCAAACGCAGCAGCATCCCAGCAGAATTGTTATCAAAAACCGTGCTGCCCGCGGTCACCGTTACCGATCCGGTCGTTGCCGAGAGCGAGAAGTTGACCTTCGTCACCGGCTCCGCTTGGAACGGCCCGTCAGTCGGTGCGTACTCGGCGAAGGCCCAGCTTGTTTGCCCGCTGCGCGTCAACGTGCGCGGCGCGTAGCCCTCGCAGCCGACATAGAGCACATCGCCCGACTGAGTGATTGAGAGCGCAGAAGTTCCCTCGGCGGTGAACAAATCCTCAACCGTGTACGGAGACGCGATCGTGTAGACGCGCTGGATGTCGCCGTTGCCGGCATAAGTGCCGTATCCGGTCGTGTTGATCGGCTGGTCGTTGATGTCGTAGAGCTCGAACGTCTTAGCGCCAGCGTTGAGATTCGTGACCTTGACGTATCGGCCATTGATGTCCGGCATGCCGAGAACGTCTTTGACATACATCCAGTCGCCGTTCGACGGGTCTGTGCCGACATAGGTCAACACGCCGGGGCTGGCATTCGTGACGTTGCTGACGTCAAGACCAGTCTCCAGCACTACGCCGCGGTCGGTGTAGAAGCGACAGTACTGGTCACCGAACTCGATGACATACGCCTGATCGAAGGCAAACTCGAACTTTTGCAGCCACACCCGTTTGTCGGGATAGCGCGCCTGCAAGACGTACTTTGTACCCGGCGATCGCTTGGCCGGCCCCTGCGCGGTCGGGATGAACCGCCGCATCCGGTGCATACTCGATGGATATTTATCGAAGTCCGTGCGGCCACTCATCATTGGCCCGACTTCACCACCGTTAAAATTAACTACGGCTGGATTGGCGCTTGGCATTTAGAGCCTCACAGTAATCCAAGTCGTATCCGCAATGGACTCCGGTGGATTCTCGATAGCGTTGGCACGGATGGCTTCCATCAGCGCCATGCGGTAATCGCGCAGCGCCGCATTCTTCTTGCCGTCAGACTGCGTAAGCGCCTCGGCGACGTTGTAAGCGATCGATGACGCGAAGGCTTCATCAAACGAGGTGTCGAACTTTGTGGGGTCAGTCACGCGCCCGAGATAGCGCAGATTCAGCGAGCCCGAGCTGCGGGTCAGGATCTTGCCGCCTTCGAGCACATATTCCTGCCCGCCGCTGCTAATCAGATCGGACAGGTCTGGCGCTGGATAGTAAGCATTGATCTGCAGGATGCGCAGACAGTCGGACGGTACGGGATATTGGTAGCTGTAGTCGAAAACTGGGGTATCGACTTCTGCTGCCAGAACCGCCCTTTTTACACAAAAGCGCCAGTTATAGGTTCGCTGCAGCTTGTCGCGCAGCATTGAGTAGACGGCAGAAACCTCTCGGGCCGGCTTGGTATTGTCCGAGAGGCTCGTAATCCTCAAGTCACCAATCTTGGTGAGCGCGAGGTTTGCGATTGCGACGTCACTAGCAGCCACGGGCGTCTCCCGCAGCTATTAAGCCGGCGGCCAAGTGTCCTGAAGGATCGCTTCCTTGATCGTGTCAAGGGCAAGCAAGACTTCCATCTTTTGCATGTTTGCATCGAGATCGACGCGCACTTCGACGTCGGTCGTGGCCGTAGAGGCCGCGCCTTCCGTCACGTTACGCACGCCCTGCTCGCCGCGGTCAATTCCGTAGAAACGGTCTGCCATGTTGGCTCTCCATCAAGAAAGGGGCGAGCCCTGTTACAGGCCCGCCCCGATTCATTACGCCGTGTAACGACCGACGAGCTTCACGGTGCCGGTGGCGTCAGCCGCCGCCGTCAGCGTGAGAGTCACATCGTAGAGCACGCCGGGGTCGCTGGTGAGGCCGAGGGCGTCCCACAGCTCTTTGCCGGAGTTGGCGATGGTGAAAAACCCACCGCCCTCATGCAGAACGTCCACGCCGTTCAGCGCGCCGTCCTTGAGGGACAGAGCGTCGGCGAAGAAGTTCGCATCAGCAACCGCACCGCCGTCAGCGGCGTAGAGGCCGATGTCGGTGATCGTCGTGGTGCCGATGTCCGGCGAGTAGATGCGGAGATCCGTCATCACAGCATTCGACGGCACACGGAACATGCGATAGGTCGAAGCGATGCTATCGGTGTCCGTAATCGCCGCCGTGGCTACCGCCACACGCTCGCTGCCGCCATCAACACGCGGGCTGTTGAGGACGACCGGGGTCGCGTCTGCATTGGTGATAAGGGTCGACTTAACTGCTACAACTGCCATTTTCGTTTACTCCCTTATTCCGCGCAGAGGATGTCGACAACCTTCTTCTCTTCCGTGCGCGTGGCACCGAAGGTTCCCATCAGATAGATCTGATAAGGATGCGAAGAGAGGTCACGACGCTGCGTGATGTTCGACATGATGTCATTCCACATGCCGAGATGAACGCCCGACGGCACCCACACGGGGCAACGGCGGTGGCTCGAACTCGTCGGGAGACGCTCGGTGTGGATGAAGTTGATCCCGAGGAAACGGGTCACCTTGCCATCCTCAAGCACCGGCATGCCGGAGCTGAAGTCAGCCGAGGTCACTTGGATCTGACCGAGAAGGTCATCGTGCTGCTCGGCAGAGATGGCGCAATACACCGGCTCGGCGTCGAGGTCGACTTCGTTCTCCATCAGGATGCGACGCGCTTCGCGCAGCTTGTCAACCGTGAGGCCCACGTTGCCCGAGGCAGCGTAGTTCACAGCAACCTGCTGAGTCGAAGTGGCAAAGTTGGTGGTCGTGCCGCCAGCCTCGCCCGTCTTGTTCGCACCGAAGATGCCCGAGATGATGACGTCATCGATCGCGCGGCCCATCGCATAGAGCCCGTTCTGCGAATAGGCAGACTGCGGGTCAGCGAGGAGACGGAGCTTGTCGAAGTTGTCGATCAGGTCGGCCCAGTCGTAATCCTCGGGGAACACCCACCGACGATTGTTCGGGGTGTTGACCGGGACGATCGGCTGGTAGCGGGTCGAAACCGCACGGGCCGAGGTGGCACCGTACTGCGTGACGACTTCCGACTGCTTGCCCTTGTAAGAACCAGTCTGCACCGCAGAGCGCAGCTTGGAGCCCTTCTGCTGCAGAAGCAGCGAGATGTTCGTGCCGTATTGGACGGCATAAACGCTTGCAATATTATCGGCCATGATAGCCCTCCAAAAACAAAGTTAGATACTGTTCTCGGATGGCTTGTCCGTTGCCGGGGCCAGAATCCTTGCCAGATACGCTCTAGCCGGGCGGTCGTCTTTCCGACTGTCTTAGGGGCCTCGCGGCTTGCCCTGTCTCCTAAAAGGCCGGGGAGTTACCTCCCCGGCAAGTTACTCTCAGGAGAAAATTCACAAGACATTCGGATGGTATGCCCTGCTCACTCTGATGTAAAGAGCTCGGGATTCGCCATCCGCTGCAGCTTCATCATTTCTTCAATCGCCCCAGCGCGCACGCGCTCGTCGGTGTTCATGTAACGGCCCATGAACTCCTGATCGGCAAACATGCCGGCGATCTTGTTCTTCGCCTGAGCTGGCGTCATCGCACCGCCCGTCGGCGTGTCGCTCGAAACGAATGAGCCCTCTGCGAACTGGGAGCCGATCGAGTGAAAGAGCTTCATCAGCTTGGCCGTGCCAATCGCCCGCTCCATCGCATCAAAGGCCGTCTCATCGATGCCGGCTTCCTTGCTGAACTTGAGCACCGCACGCTTGGCGAGCTCCTCATTCTGCGCCGCGGCAGCGCCCCATTCCTTCTGCAGCTCCTTGTACTCGGCCTCCGACTTGGCAGAGAAACCCTCGGACTCGGCTTCGATACGCTGCGCAGACGTCTGGTTCCACCATTCGGCGAGCCCCTTGGCCTGCTTGCTGGTCAGCCCAAGCTCATGCAGCACCGGAGCGACCGCCTGAGCGAACGAACCGTCATCGCCCTCCGGCACAGGCAGCTCGTACTTGTCTGCGCTCTCCGGCCTTCCTAGGCGGTTGTAGACGGCACTCCACCCGTCGGCGTCATCGTCCGACTTGGGAGCGAGAATCGTGCGCCCGGCCTTGTCAGCGCCGAATACCTTTTCGAGATTCTGATACGAAAGCAGCGCATCCGCCGGCCCTTTCCAGCCTTTCGCCTTCACCAGTTCGCCGAGCGAGGTGGATACCTCGGGAGCGATCCCTTCCGGCGCATACCATGCAGGTGCCGCTGCAGTCGGGTTGCCTGCCTCTGCAGACCCTTGATCGTCACTCATCTCTGAAGTCCTCTTGCAAATTGGTCAAGGTTCGTTCGTCCAAGTGCAGCGCCTCGACAATCATCTGCACCGTTTCTTGCCGGCCAACCATCCGGCCAAGCTGAAACAAATCCCCTTGCACGCCCGGCGCGATCGGCGGCTTTCCGTACTTGGAAAACCGCTTGAGATGCGCCATCACAATCTGACCATCCTCGGACAGCTCGTTGGTGCCGGGGGCCATGAATAGCCGCTTGTACCCGCGAGTGCGGTGAAGCACTTGGGCGACCCGCGCCCGCATCATTGAGAACGTCATTAGAGATCCTTGATTTTAGGCATGACCCACGGCTCCCATTGCTGGAAGTGTTTTTCCTCGCAGCGCACCACGCCGCCGAGCAACCCGTTGACGGTATCGTGCGCGCACCCGTAGCCCTGCCCATTCCACGGGCAGAACCAAACGCACTTGCGGCACAGCTCCGGTGCCTGCCACGCCTGCTGGAACTCGCTCACTTTTGCAGTTGCTTGATGTTGTGATGAACGACCAGCGAGGTCGCGCCGATCAGAAACAGGAACGCCCAGACCGGGATGAACTCCATCCATATCCAGCATATTCCGCAAACCAGCGTCTTGACGATAAAGAGCCCTTCGAGCACGCCGATCTTGCGAAAGACCCAGTCCATCGCAGGGTTTAGCTCGCGCCCGCCTTTCTCAAGAATCTTCATCGTTGTTAGCGCATCGACGACCTGCAAAACAATCAGCAACCAGAGCAGCATCATTTTCATACCTGCGCACCTCTGAACCATGCCGCGCCGTGCTGCACTACGCAAAGTTCCGGCTCAAGCATCACGCCATTGTGGAAGGTCAGCACCGCAAACCCAGACGCCCAGTTCACCGGGCCGGACTCGGTGTAGTTGAACTGCGGCCCATACGGCTCGGCCATCGTTCCCGTATCTACGCCGTATCTACGTCCTCGGTAGTCAGCCCACGGCGTCACCTGCAGCTTGTGCAGATGCCCGTGAACGTAGTTCACGCCAGCCTTGAGCGTCGAGTTGTAGGCAGAATGAATGCCGCCAGCGACCGGCCTGTGCCGGATTGCAGTCCAACCTTTCGTGCCGTGGTTGAGGTGCAGCGCCCAACCCGCCCGCCAGCGAGGCAGGTAATCGAGCAGCGTCATGCCGGTCATCTCCTCGAACTCGCTCACCCGGCTGGATAGGTAGTTCTCGAATCGCGCATCGTGGTTGCCGATCGTGCGCACGAAAGCAGCGTTACCCGCAGCGCGCTCAATCTCAGCGCACCGATCCTGCACCGCATAGATCTCATCTTTCAGCTCCGGCTGTTTCTCCCACATGATGCGCGCGTGACGGGAGATGCGAGCGCCGTCAAGGATGTCGCCGTTCAGCACTACGAGTTTCGGTTTCAGCGCCTTTGCCAGTCTGCAGAACGCCTCATGCGCTGTCGTTACCACCTGCGGCCAATAGTGGCAGTCAGAGGCCACCAGTACGACCCCGTCCTCAAGATCCATCGTCATGTCTTTTTCGTACTTGCGCGCACGCTCGGCAGCAACCGCGTCGAGCCTTGCGCCCTTCATCTCATCTTGAGATACCGGACGGTTGCGCTCTTTGGTTACGAGATGCACGCCGCAGCGCAGCTCTATCCTGCGACGCCTTTCTTGCGCAGCTCGATCGCTGACGCCGAGGAACTTCGCAACCTTTATCGGGCTTCCCAGCCGATTCCAAATGGATATGAATTCGTCATCCGAACAAGCTGCCTTGGGCATGATCTACCTACGAGTTACCTTGATTCCAAGTTCTTTCCGACGTCTATCGGTTTCCTTGTCGTCTCGCATGGCGCGCCATTCCAGATGGCCGTCGACCAGCCTAATTTCCTCTTTATGCACCAGCGCGCAGTCGCAGCATTCCGTGTGCGTATAGCCTTTGACTCGATACCACTTGCCATCTTCAATCTGAACGACTGGCATCTTTTTTGGCATCAGAACAACGCAGCCTCCGCGGCGCGCCTCCGTACTAATCCCGGCAACACCTTGCCACCGCCTCGCACCCACTTGGCGAGCTGTTCCTTTGCGCCCGCCCAATCTTTTGCGTCAACCCGCTTTCGCAGAGTGCTGGCCCTGTATCTAGCCACGCCGAGGTTATACGCGAAATCAATCATTGACGCGAGTGCGCTGGTATGCGCAATCAAACCGGGAGACGCCTTCAGCACGCCAGCGCCGTAGTTGCTGCGCAGCTCGCTGACCAGCCATGCGTCAGCCTCGGCATTGGTTATCGGCGGATGATCCATCGTGACTCGCGTTCCGTCTGGCTTCCAAACTGTGCCGTAGCCGATCGTTGGGTACCCAGCCGGGCAGATGTATGGTCGAGATCGGAACCCCTCAAAGTGCCGGCAGAGTACAGCAGCTTGCGTTACCGCCTCATCGAGTGCGCTCATAGACTCTGCCAACAAACCAGAAACTGAGAATCATATTCAGCACCGCCATGTCGTCGACGCTCCACATGGTTATGAGAACTTGCTTCCAGTCGCCGTTCTGCTCGAGTGCGATTAGGAATGCAGCAACCTTGACCGCCGCGTAGGCAACCACAAAAAGGTAGGTCACGAACGGGCGCACCAGCGCGGAGATTGCAGCAACCACTTTGCCAGCAGCTTGCGCCGTCTGGCTCTGCTCCTTGAATGCCTCGCCGATCGCCTCGACCTCGGCCATCGTCATCTGCGCTTCGGTCTGGCGCATGGCGATCTCGCCGCGCACCTGGGCAAACTTCATCTCAGCTTCGAGCATTGCCAGCTCATGCTTGCGCTCATTCTTCTGGTCGAAGAACTTCAGCGCCTCCGGTGCAAGGCGCAGCACGCCGCCGAACACACCGCCAAGCAATGTCTCCCACATCAGAGCAGCCCTGCTGTTTTGGCAATCGCCGCCGCTGCAGCGCACACCAGCGCGACAACCCCGCGGTCGACCCACTTGGCCGATTCGCTGTTTGTGACGTTCGCATTCTCAAGTTTCATCAGCCGATTCTCGACGCGCTCGATGGCCTTGAATGCGCGCTCCAGCGCCTCGGCTGTCTGTAACTGGCTCTGCTCGACCAGCGCGAGCTTCGTAATCGCATCCGAGAGTTTGCCGAGGGCGGTCTTGATCTCGCCGACATCCTCATGCAGCAAATCCAAACGCATTCCAAGAATGTCGTTATCGCTCGCCATGACTTAGATTCCCGGCACAGCTCGTCTTGGAGCAGACGCAGCGATCTGCTCCGCCCTTGCAAACCTCTCAGCGGCCTGCCCTGCGACCGGAGCCGCGGCCAAAAGCTGCTGCATCTGCGCGGCCTCTTGCTGCGCGGCGTCCATCGCTTCGAGCTCTTCGTCGGTACGCAGCGCCTTTGCCGGCACATTGTTGGCCTCGGCAATGACCTTGACCGCCTGATCCGCATTGATGCGGCGCAGCACCGTCATGTCGCCAGACGCCTGCGCGACCGGCAGGATCGCCTCGATCGTGCGCAGAATGCCAGCGGCCTCCTCGGCTTTCATCAGCCGGGCGAGCGGGCCGGTGTACTTCGGCAGGATCTCGCCACCGCCCATGATGTAATCCATGAGCTGCGGAGGCGGCACCGGCAGATCGCCACCAGCCGAAAGAAGGTCGAGCTCGCGGTCGATGATCGGGCCAAGGAACTCTGACTGCTGACGGCCCATCGTCGGGCCAAGCAGCGCGCCTTTTTCCTGCGCACGCTGCAGCACCTCGGTCGCGGTCATCACGCGAGGACTCTCGACAAGGATCTGGAACAGCGTCACAAGGAAGGAATCGTTCACCGCCTTGCGCTTCTGATCCGACATCTCAATGCCGATCGGCAGATTGCCTCCCGTCTGCAGCGGTTGAACCAGCGGCGTGCCGTCCTCGCGGAGGTAGCCGTAATTCAATGCATTAGGGCGCACCGAGAACGCATTAAGGGCGCCCTCCTCGGCGAGAATGAGCGGCGGGTCGACCATGCGGTGCGCCATCCGAAGCATGGTCTTTTCCATCTCTTGCAGAGACTTGATGTCGGCCAGAGCCTCCATCGCGGGCGACCGCCCATAAATTTCACGCGGCCCGGTGACGTAGCGCCCGACCGCATACGGCATTGATCGATAGCCGCTGTCATCGAGCAACACTTGCCCCTCACGGGAGACGTAGCGCGATTGATAGCGCATGCCCTGCGGGCCAGCTCGACCGGCCACATAGTCGCCGTTCGGCTTCACGCAATGCACGAACTCAAACATATCGTTCGCACGCGCCTCAGCCGAGGACTTGATGCCACGCGGCAGCTTGTCAGCCCAGCCGGGGATCTGCATCGCCTGTCGCGCCGTGAGCTGGAAGCAGCGATACACGGTGTCGACGCGGCCAGTATGGTCAAGATCGATGACTAACTCAGAGAGCGCGATCGCGCGGTATCGCAGCGTCACGCCGGGAATCTCGTCGATGAAAAGCGCAGAGGTGCCGAATGCACCTAGGCTCATGTAGCACTCGAATGCCTGACTCGCAAAGTTCGCAGTCGGCGCATATCGCTGGCGGAACAAGATGTCGCGTATGGAATCACACCAACGCTGCACAGCCACGTTGTCATCGAGCTCTGGGATGCCGGTACGCAGTCCGTGCCACATCTGGGTGGCCGGCGTCAGCATCGAATCCATTGCAGCAGAAAATCGCGGCAAGGCGCGCTGGGCGGTCGAGTCGAAGATCTTCTCTGATCGTTTCTCGCCCGGCGTGCGCCAGCCTGTCATCTCGGCCATCGTCGGCCAGACGCGCTCGGCGACTTCTTGCCAATGCTGCTCCCAAGTGCCACGCGCACCCTTCAGCCGGTCATAGCCCTCAAGGACTTCTGCTGCGCGTGACTCTGCCATCGCTTACTCCTGCGGAGCCGAAACCCATGCTTGGGCAGCTTCGTCCCAAGTATACATCTCTCCATCAGACGGCATCGGCACCGGAGCCTGCCAGTTGCAGTCGGCGTCCAGCGTCCATGACGGATACGGCTGCGGCGGGATGAACGCATCCAGCGCGGCATCGTACTTGTAGCCGATCCCGGCGTAGTGCTTGCGGATGCTGCCGTTGTAGCTCGTCTGCTTCCAGTTGCCGCCGAGCAGCTTCTGGCAGAATGCCACACCGATGCTTTCGACTTCGTTGCCGTTGGCATCCGCCGTATCCTTGTTGGCGACGACGATGACGCGCTTAACGACGTTGTTCTCATCTAACTCTGCGTAGTGGGCCACTTCAGTTACTCCTCAATTTGGGCAAAACTCTCTAATCGTCGTATGCCCGCATAACGCTCGGGCCTGCTTGTCGGTCCGTACATGGTACGCAGAAATGTGCGAGTAACCTAACTCCCTTGCTACCCACACCCTTTTGTGTCCCATGTACACCCGCAGTATCTCTCGCCTCCAACTCGTCTTTGCGGGCAGCACCGGATTCGGGTCGGCCTGGTACTGCTCGTAAGGACTGAAAATGATGATCGGGTAAACCATGCCTCGCTGCTCAATGTCGGCCTTGATGATTGGCAAAAAGGCGACCGGCAGTTTGTCCATGAATATCCCTAGATCATCAATACTGTACTCCGCGTAAAACTCTGGAAAGTCATTACGCTGCGCCTTGAGGATTCTCAAGATGCAACGCCGTGAGCGATTCTTCTTCCCCGACATAACCGACCGGGAAAGTGTTGAACGATAGCGATACCCGCTCCTGCTGCACGGCTTCCACCATGTGCGTGAGGCTGGACGGGAACAGCATCAAGTCGCCGGCACCGACCTCAAACCACCAGCTCTCGCTGTTGTAGAGGTTCCAGTTGTCCGTCTGGACTTTGATCTGCTGGTAGCCGTCGCGGTAGAAATAGATCTTGTCGCGCTCTCGAGCAGCCTTCATGTAAAGAACGCCGCTGATGAAACTGTTGGGATGCGCGTGCTTGTGGTGCCATTGACCGGGCTGGCAGTAGTTGAGCCACGACTGAGTGATGCGTAAGCCCACCTCGTTTTTCGGCGCGTAGATACTTTGTAGATACTCGGCCACGCTTGCCTCTACGAACGCCTTGAGGTTTGCCATCGTGTCGTGGCGCAGCACATAGCGGTCGTTGCTTGTGGTGTTGCCTTGGTTCTTGTGCGTCTCTTGCGAGTCCACAAAGGCAGTTTCCTCGGGGCTGAAGTCGCGCCCGAGTTCAAACTTGGCAACCGCCGTCGGGAATATGGAATACAGATTCACGCGACCGCCTTTTCAATCTGCTCAACATAGTCCTCAAACGCCTTCTGCTGCTCGGGCAGCAGGATCGTCGGCACCGCGTCCTCAAGTTCCTTGATCTTTTCAATCGTGAACATGATCTCGTCCCACGACGGTTTCGGTCGCGGATCTTCCCAGCGGGTGATTTCGCGGTTGCTGATTTCCCACTTTGCACCGGGACGCAGCAAGTGCATCGCGGTATCAATGCCCATCAGTTGATATGTTTTCATGTGAAGTTGACCTTGAGAATTACGATACCGGAGCCGCCTGCGCCGCCTGCGTAAGCCGCGCCGAGTCCCGATCCTCCGCCGCCACCGCCGCCTGTGTTGACTGTAGCAGCAGAGCCTGCTGCGGCAACGCCACCATTACCGCCACCACCAGAGCCGCCGGTTCCCGCTGTTCCTGCTGATGCAGCGCCGCCACCGCCGCCTGCATAAGTAACAGAGCCGCCGGAAATGCTTGAAGCGGTGCCTGCGCCACCGTTACCGCCAGCAGTTGATGTCCCCGCAGAACCTACAGCAGAAGCACCGCCGCCGCCGCCAGAACCATAGTTCGGCGCATCGTTGCTACCGGCACCGCCATTGTTGCCTTGACTAGGATTGACTGACGGTGTGTTGCCAGCGCCTCCATTTGCCGATCCATGTGATGCGCCACCACCGCCAGAACCACCACTTGATCCGGTTGCGCCTTGACTACCCGTGCCGCCTTTACCACCGCCCGTGGAGGTTATGGTAGAGAAAATACTATCGGAACCATTAGTGCTAGATGCCCCGCCACCGCCAACGGTAATCGTGTACTCGCTACCAGCAGTAATAGTCAACGCCGTGCCGGTACGGAAGCCGCCAGCCCCTCCTGCGCCGCCGTTATATAAATTTAATCCGCCAACCCCACCTCCACCACCACCCGCTACAACGAGGTAGTCAACGCTCACCGCACCCGCAGGTGCAGTCCACTTCTGCGATGACTTGAAGGTGAAGATTGAGGCAGAGCCGATGTTGTATTTGATGATGACGATGCCGGAGCCGCCAGCGCCGCCTACGTCAGCGGGAGCCGCGCCACCAATAGCGCCACCGCCGCCGCCGCCTGTGTTGGCTGCGCCAGCAGTTGCATTATTTGGCCCTTGACCGCCGGTGCCGCCGCCGCCAGAGCCTCCCGGCGCAACAGGGGCAGATGCACCGCCACCGCCACCACCACCCGCGTAGGTAACCGAGCCGCCCGAAATGGATGACGCGGTTCCGTTTCCACCGCCACCGCCGACATTTACAGATCCGTTTGATCCGGTTGCGCCAGCCCCGCCGCCGCCTCCACATCCCAACACGCCGACATTTCCACCGGCATTTCCTTGCGACGGCGCTGTGCTTGGAGTATTTCCAGCAGCCCCAGTCCCGCCACCCGCAGCATCATTGCCACCACCGCCAGAGCCACCCGTTGCAGCGGCATTTGGTGCGCCACCAGCCCCTCGCCCGCCTCCGGTTGAGGTAATAGTTGAGAAAACGCTATTAGATCCGCTTGTGCTAGAAGCGCCGCCGCCTCCAACCGTAATCGTGTAGTCAGTTCCGGCTGTTACAGATAAACCTGTGCCAGTACGGAATCCACCCGCTCCACCGCCGCCACCAGAACTAACGCCGGGAACGCCAGAACCACCACCTGCACCACCCGCGACGACAAGGTACTCAACCTCGCTGACGCCGCTCGGGGCAGTCCATGTGCCGGTAGAGGTGAACGTGGCTACGACAGACTGTACGGGTACGGTGTACTTGAGGATGACGATGCCGGAGCCGCCGGAGCCAGAGTTTTCGCCACTCGCCGCTTTTACGCCGCCGCCACCGCCTCCGGTGTTAGCCGTGCCAGAAACCGCAGACAAGTTACTCGGGCCGAAACCGCCGCCAGAGCCGCCACCGCCAGAGCCGCCAGAGCCGCCTGTGTTTGCGCCGCCAAAATAATCAGAGCCACCGCCGCCGCCTGCATACGTCGCAGACGCGCCAGAGATTGACGAGGCCGTGCCATCTCCGCCATTGCCGGCTAATCCGGGCGTGGGTTGCGCTCCAGTCGCGGAAGCGCCGCCACCACCTCCACCGCCATTAGCCGGAGAATCCCCGCCATTTGAACCTTGTGACGGGTTTACTGAAGGAGTGTTGCCAGTACCTCCCGAAACGAAACCACCACCCGCACCGCCGCCGCCACCAGAGCCGCCGTTAGCCCCGGCGCTTCCATTAGGGTTGCCCTGCCCACCACCGCCACCGCCTGTGGACGTTATGGTGCTAAATACGGAATCGGACCCATTGCCGCCGTTCGCGGTAGAACTAACCGACCTTGCTGCGCCACCTGCGCCAACGGTAATCGTGTAGTTAGTGCCTGCCGTAACGCTGAAGCCTGTACCTGTACGGAATCCGCCAGCGCCACCACCACCAGCACCGGAACGCTGCGGCGAAGTTGCCCCTGCGCCACCGCCGCCACCACCACCCGCAACGACAAGGTATTCCACCTGCGTCACGCCCGTGGGCGCAGTCCAGTTACCGGATGCGGTGAAGATTTTGTATTCGGTGAATGCTCCGCCGCCACCGCCCCCGCCGAGCGTGCGCAGCGCCGTGCGAATGAACGTGCGTACCGCCGTCCGGCTTTCTGTTCGCATGGCTTGGCTTAGAAGCCGCCGTCAGGGATACGCAATGCCATCGCGTAGACCGCGGTCGCCGTGGCAATGTTGCAGCGGATCTCGCCAGCGCCGAGCTCGAAGATGCCGCCGCCAGCTCCGGTCAACGTTGTGTTGGTGCCGACATCCTGTGCGGTGCCGTTCGGCCCTTTGCATTCGAGCTTGACCGTGCCGGGGAACGTGCCTTCGACGCGGAACTCACCGCGACCGCCCGGCCAGAAAAACCAGCTACCCGTCGCGCTGGCGTTCGATGCCAAAACAATGCCTGTTGCCATGATGGGACTCCGTTAAGCCGCGACGGCCTTGATGACCGCAAAGGAAAGTACGAGAGCTTCCGAAAGATCGGAGCCGCCGAGAAGGTTGTGAACTTGAATCCGGCATGACCCAGCGGCCACAGCCGTCACAGCGACGTTGTAGGCATTCGCTGTTGCTGCCGACTTGATGTTCACGACCACCACATCGGTCGCCGCGATCGCGCTGTTGGTCAACGTGAAGCTCACCGCAGTCTCGCGGTCGAGCTGGGCGTTGTTCATCGTGATCGTGCCGCAAACGTTATCGAGCGTGACGCCGGTTGATTTGCTGGTAGCCTGAGTAACCGCGCCGCCTGCGCCCGTGCCATAGCCAACGCCCGCCGTGGCTGACGTCGACTTGACCGAGCTGACCGCGGTGACCGCGCCCGTAAGCGTCGAGACGCTGGAGACGATCAGCGCGCCGGCGATGTTCATCGTGCCGGCCTTGGTGATGAATGCTTTGTCGACGCCACCGACCTGCAAGCTCAATAACCGCGAGGTAGCATCCGACGCCGTGTCCGTGACGTTGAGCTTGACGCCGTTGAAGGCGGTCAGGACGCTATTCCATGTCGCCACCATGTCGCTCGCGGCTGAACCGACGAGCGCCTGCGGGGTGACCTTCTTCGTCTCTGACGCACCGAGGTCGACGATCGCAAGAACGTCGCTGCCGTTGGCAACGTCGACCTGAGCGAGCGAGGTGAGCTGAGTGATCTTTTTGGTAGCCATTACATGCCACCTCCGAGGAGTCTAGTCGTCGCCACGCCGCCCTGCTGGCGGGATTCAGAGGTCGACATCATGGTGCTGGCACGGCCTCGACGCCGGCGCAGTCGGGTGGATTCGATTTCGCGCTGCTTTGCGACATCCGTTTCGGGAGGTGGCGGCGGCGGCTCGATCTTCGGCATCTTGGGTTTGAACAGTCCAGACATAGACACCTCACGGTTTGGCGCGAGTCTAGCCCAACACAGCGTAGTCTGCTATAGCGGCACCCGGCTGTCGACCTCTGCGCTCTGTACCTCTGAATGGCCGGCGACCTTTGGCGAGATAGCGCATCGCGTCTGCAAAGTGCGACGTCCAATCATGCAGCGGCCTGTCGCGGAATCTCTGCCCCTTCTCGTCATACTCCCTGCGGTATTGGCGCAGCGCGTCGATCGCTCGCGTCATGCGCGCCTTGGCATCGTCCGGCGTCTCACCTGGGAACGGATCAGGCGTGGCGTTGAACTCGCACACCGGCAGCATCTGACGCACAGCTTGGATGCCGTCATCGACCGAATCGGCTTCAAGGATGCGCGGCTTGAGCCCGTACCCCGCGGCAGTCTCGACTCGAGTAACGCCAGAGCCCCACTCACGCACAGCCCCGTCATGCGGCCAGATCGTGTCGCCGTAGACGTAATCCATGCTCAGGAGCTTCTTGGCGTACCAGTCGAGCCCGACGCCCGAGCCTTCAAGTACGTTGATGATGCGGATCTTGTGACCGACGAACTGGTAGAACCAGATCACCGTCGAATCGCCGACGCCAATATCCCATGCGGTGCCGACCGGCTGGCCGATCACATGCGGGAAGGATGCAACGCGGCCCTGCAGCTCCGCCGATCGCATGAGCTCGCCGTAGTACGCGCCCGGTATGTCTGCATCGAAGTCGCAGTAATACTCTTGCCGAATGATGGCCTCGGCTTCCTTGTCGCCGCGCTCCATCTTCAGCTCTTTGCGCTCCCGAGCGATCGTGTCCATCGGGATCGCCTTCGTGTCCTCGACCGTCAGCACTTGCCCGAACCATTGCGGGTCTTGGCGTGCGTATTCGACGAGGCGAGCAAAATGGTTTCGGCCTCTCGGCGTCGAGATGAAGATCGCCCAGCCGTTGTTCTCGGCAAGGATCGGGCGTAGGAATGCCCATGCATTCGGGTCTGCCATCGCGTACTCGGAGAACACGACACCGACCGGAGGCGAACCGACGAGGCTGTTGTAGTTGTCCGAGCCTACGACCTGCCATGTCGATCCGTTCTTGAACCGGATGAACATGTCTTGCTCGCGCGTCGTTTCGCGCAGCTCCAATGGGAATGCATTGTCGATACGCCTGCGGCCTGTATGGCCGTCGATTGCATCCCAGATTGCCTTGCGAGACTGAGCAGCCTGCGGGAGCATGTGCCAGTAGCTGCCGGGGCGGGTCATCATCGATACCGCAGCCCAGTGCAGAGCAACCTCATCCTTGCCGTGACGCCGCGGCCATGCAATAGCCAACCGCTTGCAGCCACCTTCTAGCGCGGCCCATGCGGCCACTTGGTAATGCCGCGGTCGCCAGTTATTCGCTGGCAGATTGATTGTCGGCATCGGTTAGCCGTACCACGTTGACCGTCAGGCCGACATTGCCCGAGTGCTCGACCTCGGCCTTGTCGCCGTATCGCCTTGGATGCAGCACTCGGGCGCGCCAGCGCATAGACGATAGCACCACGTTCGCAGCCTGCGGATTGACCTGCTCGGTCAGCACCTTGCGCTCGATGTCGTGGATCTCGTCCTCAATCGTCTCGGCGTTTGCCTCGCGCGCGTACGCGAGAGCGGATGCAAAATCTTTATTCTCATTCCTCCAGCGCCACAAGGTCACCCGGTCTGGCATCCCTTCCTCGGAGCAGATGTCGCGGATGCTGCGGCCAAGGCTGTACTCCGACAGGATCTTGTCGGCCAGCTCTTGCGAATAGATGGACGGGCGTCCAGCGGGCATTACTTCTTCGGCATCAGTTTGCGAGCGGCCATTCCCTTACCCGCCTTCTGTGCGGCTTTGCGTGCCGTGCTCAGGGCGATCGCCACCGCTTGCTTCTGGGGACGGCCAGATCTGACCTCTTTCGAGATGTTCGATGAGATGGTTTTCTGGCTGTAGCCTTTCTTTAGCGGCATGGTTATTTAACCTTTCCCTTGTTTCGTTTACTTATCGCCGCCGCTTTCGCTTTGGCATCTTCCTTGGAGCTGGCTCCCCACGCTCGGAGGGCGAGGGCGAGACGGGTTGGCTTTCCGTCTTTCTCCATCGGGCCTGCAGCGTTGCCCATGCGCGCAAGAAAGCTTGCTCTGCGCGGGTTATCGCCACTTCGTACCGGAGCCTTAAGCTTTCCACCAGTTTGTCGAGCATAGCTGGCCCTTCCTGCTTCGTTCAGCCCGCCCTTAGGGTTCTGTCCTTCCTTCCGCTGCCACGCAGCCGTTTTCATTTCCGCTTCATCGCCGTCTTGACGGACTCGCGGAATGCCTTGGCTGTCGGTGCGCCCTTGCTGCCCGGCTTGCGCATCTTCTCGCCGCTTCCGGCCTTGATGCGCTCGCGCTTGGCGTGGATCGCTGCGTACAAACCTTGCTTCATATCGTCCTCACGCTGCCGGCGGCAGGTCGTTGTCAACTACCGGCCTTCTGACCTTGGCACCGCGGCTGAATGTCAACACCGTGGCCGTTGCCTTCGGGATCGGCAGAGGATTGCACTCCTCGCACCGTACCCAGTCTCCGTTGTGCGCGATCCAGCCTGCAGCATTGCAGTTCTGGCACGGCACCAATCTCATCCCATCGCTCATGTCAGGATCTTAAATACCCAAAACGCGACCGAGAAACAGAGGCCAGCCAGTACGCCAATCGATACGCTCGCGTAGGCGAACCAAACCACATCGGCTAGGAATCCAGCCTTCGTTGATTCGATTCCAGAATCTCCCTCGCCCATATACTTGGCTCATGGTCACGGCCCCACCTTTCGATTCTACGCAGTACACGCTCGTAATCAAGTACCGTCGCCGCGAGCTCCGCGATCGTCGCCACGTTCTCCACTTCCTCGATCTTGATGTTGAACCTCATGGCCCCTCCGAATGAATGGTGGCAACCATTCGGGATCGTAGCGATAAGGTTCCGGCAGGCCAAGTTCGACGCGGTTTAACTCTCGCTCCAGTTCTGCGAGGTTTGCGCGTAAGCCTTTTATCCGGTAGAGAATTTGCCTCTTTCGCTGCTCTTGCTCTGGCGTCATCGACCGCCGCGGAGACAAGTCGATAGAGTCGATGGAACTGTCGATGCTGAATGATCGCGTCATGGTTCTTCTCCTGTTTGCAGTTTTTATAGTACCGAGTGCCACAGATGTCGCACGTTTTGAGCTTCATCGCTGCGGCAGCTCCCCTCGAATGAGCGGCAGCGCATCTTCGAGCTTCATCATCACCAGCCAGCCCTTGCCGTCTGCACGCATGGCAACGACCGGCACATCGCCCGACCCACACGCCGCGGTGATCTGATCCATGAACTCGTACACCGCGAGCTTCTTGCGCCGCTTGCACTCCCAGCGAAACTTGCCGGTCTGGATGTCATCGCCGCCGTCTCTGGCTTGCCCGAGTTTGCGACTCACCACCCAGCCGAGCTGCTCCGAGAGTACCTGCGCGAGCTCACGCTCTCCCGCCGCGCCCTTCCTACGTTGACCTGCGCCCATTATTCCTCCGATGAAAACCAGTCTGTTTGCCGGGCCAGAAACTTCGGCCACACTAGCTCTGTCGTGAACGATCGATCAGCGACGAGCACATGGTTGGTTGGCTGCGCGGTAATGCGCCCGTTCGCCAGCGCGCAGAACATGAATTCTTTCGACTGCTCCGGCGCTGCCGAGAACGGATCGCCGATCGGCACCAGCGTGAAGAGATACTCGCCGGCAAACTCTCGCTTGTCTCTGAGCTTGACCAGCACGTTGTTGCTCATCAGGTACGAATACTCAATCGTCGAGAACTGCCACCCATACGCATCCCATGTCTGCGCGTCCTGCGGTCGCCACACCTCCTCGGTGTTACGCATCGCAACCTTGTGCAACGGTACGTTACGGTAGATCGCCCCGCACTCGAGTAGCACATGGCAACCCCATGCGCGACCGGGATAGCTGGTAATGCCGAACCAGACGGCCCGCAGCCAATCGTGTTGTCCGATCGCATTCGGCTCGATCCAGACGTACAGGTGCCGCGGCAATGACCCGGCGTGTGTGTACGTCATTTCAGCGGTGCCTCGATTGCAGCCTCTAGGGCGCTGATACGGCGCTCCAGCACCTCGGCCTCATGCCAGAGCCCTGCCTTGCGGATCGTGGTCAGGGCGAGCCTGATATTGCGCTCCTGCTGGCCGAACGCCCACGGTGCTGCTTTCATCTCGTTCGCCCATGCGCCGGGCGGTGATTGGTCATCGACGATCATCGCTTTACCCTCTCTCGCAATCGCTGCACGCCACGTTCGCCGAATAACTGCCGCACCAACCCAACGCAACCGGGGTCACCAAGTACGTCCTCGGCTGGCAACTCGCGGATCAGCTCACCAGCT